GACAATGATGGTGCAGACTATATGTCTCTGCCATGGGAAATTGAAGCTTTCGATAAAGAACGTACGTTATATCTCGAATACATGTCTAACAATGGGAGAAAATTCTAATGAACACTATGAATGATGTAGTTGATATTGCAGAAATTGATCTTGAAGAAGTTGAAACTAAAGAAATTCTTTATTTCAATTCTTATGATGAGGTTAGAAACTTTGTAAGACAAAAGCCAACATATTCGGCCAATATCAGTTATTATGAACCTTCTCTTCAAGCTTGGGCAATGGTGATTAATCATGACCAATAAAATTACTGAACTGTTGGATAGTCCTGAATGGCAAGAACTGACTCGTCTCCAAATGGAATGGGAAAAGACTTATGATGAAGAACAAGATGCAAAATGGAATGCACTTGATCATGACACTCAACTATCGATGTTCTATTCGGTAGTCAAGAGACTCGTTCAAGGAGAACTTAATGACCATGGCACTTATCGTTGGGTGCTGTATGATGTGTTTGGTTTTGATATGTCTTCTTATGCCATAGGAATGAAATGTGGATTTATGGATCTGCATAACTCTATTGTTGATAGAGGTACTGTAGATAAAATGCACGAAGAAATCAAGCGGCTACAAGCAGAAATTGATCTAAGAAATGATGACCTAAAGTAATTAGGTTATTGTGTTGACGTCTTCTTCTCTATTACGAAGATAATTATCAAAATGTCTTTCCAAATCTGGCTTATTACCAGCAAATTCAACTACGCCATGGCTATTCTTTATGATGTCAAGAAGAGGATTAAACTCATGCATCATGAACATATCCCATCTTGAAATATATCCACGATTGCCTTTACGGCCATGGAACATATGTTCAATAGTACCAGGTACATAACCAATCTTAAAATTGATAGCCTTAGTAGCTCGTACTTGCCATGCTTGTAATAGCTGCTTATAGCTATCATGGGCTACCTTTGGAATGCTTCTTTCCCAAGATCCAACTAAACACAGAGCCATATGATGGTCACCAGAACCCATGGCGGCAAACTCAATAAGTCCACCAACCGCATCTAGAGCTTCTCTTCTCCAGGCCCATGCATAACCAGGATGTGGGTAATCATATGGTCCGCTATTAAATTTCCAGAAGTTTGCTCCCTCAGGAACTACAGGAAGTCCAGCATGGAATATAGAAGCAAAGCTTTTATGAACTTGCATATGAGCATCTGCAGGACCAAGATCATATGCATATGACCAAGGTTGAACTACTGGATAAATTTGTAAGGCATTAAGAGTATCCAAGGCCCATGTATCTTTTCTGAAAAGGATATCTGCATCTAAGAATGCAATGTACTTGGCATCATCTGGAAGACGTGTTAAGCCAAGGTTTAAAAGATTTTCTTTATTCCACACTAATGTTTTAGCTCTTACACCAAGATGATTAACACCAAGTTCAGTAAGATATTCTAGATCGTGTGGTCGATCTCCAAAAGCGCATTCTACTAAAGTAATGCTTACACCAGCTTTTAACCAACTTTTAATAGCAATATCTGCTAAAGCAATTCTTGATTTCCACATAATAGGATTTGAAATGCAAGTAACAACATGAAGATCCGAAGGTTGCATAATGATCTCATATATTAAAAGGTTAATGATCGTATAAGTATTTACGGATTTACAAAATTAACTATTGACATTTTTATATAAATTTTGTATTATAGTTTTATAACATTATGGAGGCTACCATTAATATTTTCTATATTGACCGCGATCCTACACAAGCTGCTCAATGGATGGTTGATAAGCATGTTGTAAAAATGATTCTAGAATCTGCACAGCTTCTGTGTACAGCTCATCGTGTACTTGACGGGGATGAGTATATTGATCTATCTCCTGCAGGTCGTCGTATCAAGCGCTGGCGTCTTAATGATGCTCGTGATGAAATTATGTATTATGCTACACATATCAATCATCCATCTGCAGTATGGATTCGTCAGTCTGTATCCAACTATCAGTGGCTTGTCGATCATTTCTTTGCTCTTAATCAAGAATATACATACCGATATGGTAAAACTCATAAGTGCTATGAGCTAGGTTATTATATGCAGTCACCTCCTTTCAATCTTAAGGAATGGGATTTTACTGAACCGCCTCCTGCAATGGCTCCTGAATATATTGTTTCTAAGGATGCTGTTGAGAACTATCGTAACTATTACAAGGTCGGTAAGGCCCGTATGCACTCATGGAAGATGCGTGAACCACCGCCGTGGATCTAATAATATAAATATCCGAAAGAGGATATTTTCATGGCTAAATCTACTCAAGAATTTAAGGCTTTCGGTGAACAGCTCAATAAATTACTGAAGCCATATAATTATAAAGTAGCAGATACTTCTCCAGCTGGTAAGCCTGGAAAGAATAATACTAGAGAATTTAGACTTCAGCTAATTGATAAGCAAAGAAATACTTCAAAGGACTTAATTGATAAGTTTTCAGGTGTTTTAAAGAAAGCTTATCCAAAAGGACGAGTTCAATTCAATAAGCTTTCACCAAATAGTTCAAAGTTTTCTAGCTATACTTTAGAATTAGATTCAACAAAAATGGATTTAGTTATAGCTCAAGGCGCCAATAAGGGTGAAAAGTTTGAGCAGATAATGGTTGATGCATATCAAAAAGCATTTTCCAAAAGCAGATTTGATCCAAAAATGGCTCAATTAATAGAATTAATGAATTCAGAAAATAAAGATTTTGCATCAACAGAAATTATACGCGTTGAGCAGCGTAAAGGCTCTACTGCTAAACAAGGTATACCTTTAGAAAGATTAGGTGAAGTTATTGGTGATATCATATTAACAGATAGCACAAATAAAAGATGGTATGTATCTCTAAAGAATAAAGATGGTGCTACTATTGCTAATGGTTTACCAGGTGGATCTACTATTTTTAATAATGAAGGGACCCTTGATCCACAATCAAAGGGTTCACAATTTTTATTAATGTTTGGTGTAGACTTAAACCGAGTACAAGCTGGATTTGATTTAAGAAATAAAATTACTACACCTAGATTAGGACTTCCAGGAAGCAATGGTATTCCTTCAGACACTTCTAAAATTAAAGAACTCTTTAAACAAATTTGGGGAATGAACTATTTTTACGTTAGAGAAAAGACTAATGGTTGGGAAGTCCATTGGATAGATTCAAATTACTTAAATAAATTAACATCTGGAATTAAAGTTACAAATATTAGATATCCTGGAATAAACACAAAAACTATTACAATAGAATGCGAAAATAGTACAAAAAAATATATGATAGAAGTCCGCAATACAAAAGGCGGCGAATATCCAAATGATATTAAGGTTAGATTACGATAAATAACTATATATTAATTTGGAGCTTATAATGGAAAGACTATATCTAGCGGAATCTATGGAATCCAATGAGGATAAGCTTACACATCTAGAACACGCAGAAGATCATGTAATTAATTCAGGCGGTGAAGGTTTTACTCACGCCTATAATAATCTTATGGATGTTCATAATAAGCTTTCTGGAAAAAATAATGATACTCGGGTAACCATGAAATATGATGGTTCACCTTCTGTAGTCTTTGGTCATCATCCAGAGAATGGTAAATTCTTTGTAGCTTCAAAGTCAGCTTTTAATAAGAATCCAAAAATCAATTATACACCTGAAGATGTAGAAGCTAACCATGGCCATGCACCTGGATTAGTTAAGAAACTTAAGGCAGCCCTTGAGCATCTTCCTAAAGTTACTCCTAAACAAGGAGTCTATCAAGGTGATATTATGCATACACCTGATGATGTAAAGTATAATAAAGGTAAGGTTTCATTTACACCCAATACCATTGAATATTCTACAGATGCAAATTCAAAAGAAGGACATAAAGCTTTAAACTCTAAGATTGGTGTAGTACCACATACTGCTTATCGTGGTGGTCCAAGTCTTGAAGATATGAAAGCTGAATATGCACCAGATATGAAAGACTTTAATGAGCATCCAGATGTACATGTAATTTCTTCTCATCATGACTTAAAGAAAGTCAAATATTCACCAAGACAACAATCACAATTTAAGAAACATTTAGAGGCAGCATCTGATGTATTTTCTAGAACTCACCCTGATGCCCATGCTGCTATTGAGCCTCATAGGCTTTTACTTAAAACATACATCAATAGCACAGTCCGTAAAGGTACGACACCAGATCACGAAGGCTTCAAAGGCTTTTTAGCAGATCAGCGAGATAAAAGTGTTGCAAGTGTAAAGACTCCTAAAGCACAAGATGCTAAACGTGAAATGTATAATTCTAAAATTATGGATGTTGAACACAATAAAAATCATTTCAACAATGTTCTTGCAATACATCATCATCTACAAAAAGCAAAAGATGTATTAACCAATGCTCTATCATCTCATTCAACATTTGAAAATCATATAAAAGGTAAGAAGACGAAGCCTGAAGGTTTTGTTGTTGTAAGAAATAATAGACCCACCAAATTCGTCGATCGTGCAGAATTCTCACGAGCAAACTTTGAACCCAGAGGATAGTTTATGGCACAGTTTACACTTTCAAATAATGCTTTTATAGCATCTAATAAAAGTATTTTTGATGTAAATATGATTGCATCTGAAGATGGTAATGTTATTTCAAACACTAATCCTCTTCCAATTAATCTTGTAGCTGGTGGAACAGTTTCTATTTCTGGCCCAATTAGTGTTACTGTCGGCAATGTTGGAATAATTCACAGCAATGGTACGCCTATTACAAATGCTGCACCATTAGATGTTAAACCAATTGCAAATAGTTCTGTATATGTAAACGGTGGAAATATTAATATTGGGAATTATCCACTTACACAGAATGTTTCATTTAGTAATCAGTCTGTTACAGTTGCTAATGGTTATATTAGTGTCAATAATCTTCCTGGAACACAAAACGTTTCATTCTCTAATCAATCAGTTACTATTTCTTCAGGAACAGTAAGTGTAAATAATCTTCCAACTACTCAGAATGTTTCATTCTCTAATCAAACAATAACTGTTTCTGGTGGAACTTTAAATGTTAGCAATTTTACAGTTACACAAAATGTATCTTTTGCTAATCAGTCAGTAACAGTTTCTGGAAATATTGCTGGAATTACAAATACTGTTACTGTATCAGTAAATAATTTTCCAACGACTCAAAATGTAAATGTAACATTTCCAACCACGCAAAATGTAGCTTTCTCTAATCAATCCATTACAGTTTCTGGTGGAAATATTAATATTGGCAATTATCCAGTTACACAGAATGTTTCTTTTTCTAATCAATCAGTGACAATTTCTTCTGGTACTATATCAGTAAATAGTTTTCCAGCTACACAGAAT